CGGACCTTCCAAATGGACACCTTGGAGCACTATCTCCTTGGTCGTCACTACATCGGTGAGTTTTGTGAACATATCACCGATATACATCTGCGAAGCCCCATTCGAGTGGGGCTGAATGTTCACTCGCGCGATTTCCACGACGTCTTCGCGGATTTCGTAGCGCACCTTGACCAAGATGAAGTCATCGATATCGACTTTTCTGGTTACGACCGCAGCCTGATGCCTTATCTTGCTGCTGCCTGCTGTGACGTGTTGGACGAGTTTTATCAGAACAAAGATCCTGCACGTAGACAGTGGGTAATGAGTAACTTCTTTGCGATAGAAGTGTACGGTCGTGCGGTCTGGCAAAGGCTGCAGGGTGTTGGTTCGGGAATGTACGGGACTTCAGTCGTGAATTCCGTGATTGCCATCGTGTTGGTCGGTTCTGCCTTCAAACATTGCTTCCCTCAAGCAACTGTTGAAGATTTCATCACGAATGTTCTCCTGAATATTTACGGTGATGATAATCTTGTCGGACCATCAAAAGCGGTCAAACGAGGAGGTTTTAATTTTAACTTCCTGCAGGTTTATTTCGCGAACCTTGGCGTGACCATCACGCCAGCTGAAAAGAGCGCCACTCCGACGCCCTTTGTCAAGCGGACCACGACCCAGTTCTTGAAGAAGAGAATTTTGTGGTCGGAAGAGTTCAAGGGATATGTGCCTATTATCCCTGCCCATTACGTGTGGGACCATCTGTCTTACGCGCGTGACGTCAGTCACTATGGGTTGCTGCAACTCGCCAACTCCTTGTTGGGTGAGTACTTCTTCCGCGGACGCATCCGTGAGTCGAAAGAGATTCCTGTCGAGGATCCTACTTTCGACGAAATGCGCAGTCTCATTGGCAAGTGCATTGGAGGTCTCGAGGGTCTTGTGACCTACGAGAATTTGATGCAAAGCTATTGGGACCAGTCCGGTTTGCCTGTTGAAGATGGATTAGCGAATGATTGGGAAGACATCTCCAGTGGAGACTCTGTCGAAGTTTTGATGATTGAGGAGTCGAGTCCAGGGAGTTGCGTTGCGGTGTGTGACGAACAGCCCTTCCCGGAAGATCCCTATTGGTATGGGGACTTCGAGGTTCTCATGGAAGATCAAGGTGCTGGACAGTCATCGAGCATCTACTACGACATGCGTGGTGCAGAAGGGAATACTGTTGGAGCCGCTAACGCTAGTGGTTCCGCTACGACAGAGATTTCGCCTTCAGTCTCAGCTTCAGCTGCCTACAAGGGAAACTCCGGAGACGCAAGTTCTGCTGCAACTAGGAATCAGCCACATCGTGAGGTTGATACGAGCGGGGCTCCATCCGATCTCAACTTTCGTGGAAAGGGAGAAAATCTTGCGGCTGGTTTCAAACCAGCGAAGTATGTTGGAGGAGTTGCACCGAAGAAGTCTGAAGAGAAGACCGCCGACAAACCTACCAACTGGATCGCCCCAATCAACGTCGAATCGAATGCCACATTGCTACCGAGCATTGATGGCCCGTCTCATGGAGTGTTTCTTTCCGATAAGGTTGCGACCGACACTGTTGCCACCGCTGGTGACTTTTGTTCGATGGAAGATGTCTCAGCACTCTCGTGGTGGACGCGAAGGTGGGGGTTAGTTGATAACCTCCATCTGGACTACGCTGCGTCCGCGGGAACTCTCGTTGCCTCCTATCCATTGACGCCTTTCCAGACCTTGAAGCCTGGTGCCTCATACAATGTGGGGTACCAGCTGTCGCCTTTGGAGTTTGCTGCTTCGTTGTTTCGACATTGGCGCGGTGGTTTGGAGTACAAGCTCAACATCGCGGGTCCAGCTCAAATCGCCGGAAGACTGGCCATCTGTCTCGGCTACCTGGACTATGGAGCCGATCCAGGTTACCAAACTGCTGTCACGGGTCCCTCTGTCATCTGGGACTTCGACTCCATGAATCGTGAGAAGGTTGTCAGGTGTGATTACATCAATCCTGCCAAATGGCTCGTACCTCCGTACGTTCTTCAGGATGCTAACGCTCCTGTTGGCATCGGGATGAATAGTTCTCTTGGAACTATGCGAATCTCTCGTGACGAAAGTGACCACTCCTAACGCTGTGTTCAGTGGTCCTCCTCTGATGGTTCTCAGTCATAGAGGGTCGCCTACGTTCGAGACTGAGTTGTACAATCCGTGCCCCTTGAGTCTGGCTCCTTGTCCAGCGCCGACGGTGGTTCCTACCATCGATGAAGGAATTGGGATGGAAGCTCAGATGAGTGGTGGTGCTGGTACGACAGTGTTGGACGTGGAAGCCAAGCATACTGCTGTGGCTAGCGAGCCTGTTGGCGAACAGGCTCTTGCAGTGCCTATCACGCTGCAAAAATTTGCCTACAAGTACGCGAACTTGCGTACGGTGACCATCGATTCTTCGGTGATTACCAACGTGCTTGCTCTGCAACATCCTGGCCAAACCTTGGTCGCGCAAGCAAACTATTCGCAAGCAGCAATGAAGTTGTATCGAGGTGATCTTCATGTGCGCGCTTTTCCTCGCGGAAATGGCTGGCAAGGAACGCTTGCCTACCTTTGGTACGAACCTTACGGCGACGTAGGTTCTGTACGAAAACCTCGACGATTCTTGTCGATGCCGAG